TCAACGAAGGCTGTTGAGCCGAAGCACCCGCTTAGGACCGAGGCACTGAGGCACGCTAACAGGGTCCGCATAGGCTTTCTCCTCAAGTTGTCTGGATAGGGTGTAGCGTTCGCGCTCCAGTTCGATCCTTGCAGCATCAAGTTTACGGCCCGCCTCAACCATCTCCAATTCACGAGCGTTATAGGTGGCCACGCAATCGGCTTTTCCGCGCTGATAGCCTAAATAGGTAGAAGCAGCTGCCAATGTCAGAGCAGAAAGGATAACCCACCGGGTCATCTGAACACATCCTTGGCGGCCAGTAGAATTGCACGGGCCAGAGCGCGCTTTTCATGCGGTTCGTCGGTGGCCTGCTGACCGTGCGGAGAAGACCCAAAGAACGGTTCGATCAAGATAGCCGGCGCCTGCCCGCTCATGAGGCTTTCAGACCCTCGCCCGCTACGCCGGATCTTTACGCCGCGGTCCCGCAGGTCCAGCGCTTCAATCAGCCGCTCCTGCATCGCTTCGGCAAAAGCCAGAGACTTGCGAGAGCCAGAGGAAAGAACCTCGGTGCCAGTGGCGGTTCGGCTGGTGTGACTGTTGAAGTGGAGCTCACAGGAGGCATCCGCATCCCAGAAATCCACCTGATCATAAACCCGGCCGATCTCGTCGGTGTAGGAGCGTGCCGGCTGGCGCTTGAACACCTTCACCTGAATCTCGCGAAAGGCCTGCGCCTCATCTTCGATCAAGCGAGCGAGGTCAGAGTTCCATGCATATTCGGTTTCGCCTGTATCGGGGCGCACCGCACCTTGCGCCACATGATTATGGCCGACAACGATTGCCAGTTTCATTGGTCACCGCCTTTGGTTGGAGGAAAGATCCTGTCCACGATCCTGCCGCTGATCGTAGTGCTACGCTCCTGGACGCCATCCATCACTTTGACAAAGATATTGACCGCGTAAGAGGACGCAGCCCCGGCTCCGGCCATGATCAGTTGTGGGGGCCAGCCCCAATGGTCGAATTGATCCGTGGCTATGACTGCAATCACGGCGGCCAAGGCTGCGGTACCCATGATGCCGAGTAGCTTACGATTGCTCTTGCGGTGGCGGGCTACCATGCTCCCAGCCGCTAAGGCCAAGAACAGGCCACCAAAGAACTGATGCGGGGCCAAGGATATCCCTAGGCCCGCAAGCAAAAGGGTGAGGAAGTCACGGGATAGCTCTGCGGCTTGTTGCTTCATTGAGTTCATTTCCTTCGCCTCAGGACGTGATTGCGGTTCGATCAACGCGGTAGATTTCCGTCCCTGACGAGAAGAGCTCGTAGGTTAGTTCGACGTTCGCTCCGATCTGGATTTCGCCTTCAATCTCACGGAAAAGGTAGGTGTTATTGTTCCCGACACCGATGCGTGCCAGTGATCCGCTGTCGATGTTGATAAACGCTCCGACTTCCCCGGTATTCACAATCTCGTACTGAGTGCCGATGGCGTAGCAAAGATACAGACCGACCTCCTCAGACGCGAAGCTGATATCAGCATATCGCACGTTTATCGTGGCACGCCCCACGCCACCGCTGGCTACAGCGAAAACCGCGTGAGTAGCTGTTGCTTCACCTGTGAGAGACCCGATGTTGAGCACAGTGTCTCCGGCACCATCGTAAGCCGTTGCGTACGCCAATCTTGGGGCATGGCCGGTTGCACTGGCCACATTCACGTAGAGCTTGCTGCCGATAGATGCCGCGCGGTTCTCAACCGAAACCATCGCGTCCGTTCCGTTCCCCGCCCTACCCGTATTGACATGGCCGAACGTGACAACAGGCGCTGGCTCATCAAGCGGTTTGCCGAAGCACTGGATCTGCAAACCAACTTGATCGAACCCCTGCACCATCACATTGCCGATCTGCGCATCTGCACTCTGGATCGTCACACAAGGCTGAGTGGAGCCCTCTTTGACGGACCCGGTGACATTGCCGCACTGGAAGTATCGGATAGACGCATGAGTATCTACGATTGCGCTAATGCAATCCTTCCCCTGCACGTCACCGCACTGAACGCCGCCTCCCATAATCTTTACTGGCCCGCCGTTGAGCGTGAGAGTTTTGGACCCGTGGTTGGCCGTGATGAGGTGACGGATATCTTTTCCTTGAAGGTCCCCGAGGGGGATCTTGTCGCAGCCGCTTAACGCGCCTAGGTAGCCAAACCCTGCGGTATCTATGCCATTGCCACTTAAAGTGATCCGACCGGATTTGCTGGAGCACTCATCTGCCCAGAACGCGCGCTTCGCCACATTCAAAAACGTCAGGTTCGTCTCTTCGAAGCAGCAGTTCAGCGCCTTGATGCCCGTTTGCTCCAAACTCTTCAGACCAGTCATCTTACCTTCGATACCGATCTGGATATCCTCGAAGTTGCATTTGAAAAGGGATGCGAAGTCTGCGGTCTCGTAGGACGATTGCAGCTGCTGCTCGAAGGTGACGGTGGTTCCCGAGTAGCTTTTGATAGTCACATATTCGCTGACGTTCGCTTTGTTGCTCCCTGCATCCGGGTTGTATTCCTTGGTGGAGATCAGAAGGAACCTATCGCCAGCGGTAATATCCTGTCCTGCTGCGACCGGTGCCGAGGTGTCACCCACGGCGACGTCAGCGGTGAGTGCAATTGCGGCACCGAAGTCAGTTCCCGTAAACTCGATGATGTGTTCACCTGTGGTTCCGGTCAGCTTGGATAGGTTGAACCCTTTCCAGCTATACCGACCGGTCTCTGTGTAGGTCACAACATCGCTGCGCTCGAATAACTGCCCACACCAGTCAAGCGTCACTCCAGCTTCTCGTGCAACGTCAATTGCCTTGTCCGCGATTGCATCGTTGGCGGAAGATGAGACAGAGAAATCAAGCCCAAAGTCCTGCACGTTATAGCTGCCATCAACGCGAGGGAGAACGTACCACTTCACCCCGCCTGTGCCGGAATGGTCGATATGGAAATCAGTTGCGGCATCGGGTGCACGAACAAGGACGCCGCCTGAAGCGATTACCCGAAGCTGTGTCCCTACGTCGACTGCTTCACCGGCCACCGCCGGAAGCTCGCTCATTTCGTCTATTTTCGGGCCGTCATAGAGTTTCGCTTCAGCCGCGCTTTCCGCCGCAGCATCAGCACTGACCCCTGCAGCCTCTGCACTGACACCGGCAGCTACTGCATACCCCTGCGCGGAGGCGATCTCGTCTGATTTCGGGCCAAGAGTTAAAGCAAATCCTGTTTCATCAAACGCGATGACCCGATCAGCTCTGTCAGCTGCGCTGCCACTCAGAGGCGTGACAACAGGCGAGTTCGGAGATACGCGGATCGTACTTCCATAGTCCCGCGCCTGTTCCTGCTGAACTGCAGTCAGCCGGTCAGCATCTTCCTGCAAACGCTGCGCCAATGCTGGTGAATTGTCGATGTAATCGTCATCGCGCCTCGGGATGCGCGTTCCGTAGATCTCAACATCAACGCCAGAAACTGCCGTGACCAGTTGGATCACAGCATCGTCCGAACGCCCATTGGTGAAGGTAGCGACGACTGAATAAAGTTCGTTAAGAACACCGCCAACATAGACGGTAAGATCATTAACGCCGAACAGAGGAAACCCAACGATGAACTCATCTGTTTCAACCACTGGCTGGTGGAGTTTGTAGCGATTGGACTGTTCAAGGGGCATATGGCTCTTCCGGTTGCTCCCCTGAACTCTCCGAAGATGCCAATTTTCCCGCAATGCACCGAAGTTTAGACCTTCTAACAGGAATTATTCTGTGGAAAGTTCTGAACCCAGTGTTCGCGGACACCGGTCAATTTTAAGAAACCGAATTGAAGTGACAAAGTGGAGGTCAAAACCCAATGAAATCTATTTTACTGTTATCTGCAGCTGCCCTTTTTCTATCTGCGTGCGAGATCACCCAGCCGGTTGCAGTGATAGGTCCGAAGGGCGAGATATTTAAGGGCAGTGCTACCGCATCACTAGCTGAAGGTGGAAAGTTCTCGGCGACAAATGGCAAGATCACTTGCGCGGGCACCTACGATGCTCTTAGCAGCAGCTTGACCGTCAGTTTTCCAGTAATCTGTACGGATGGCCGTAAAGGTCTTGGAACCGCGACAAGAGATGCATCTGGCGTCACAGGTTCCGGCACAATTAAGATGAACGACGGTTCAGATTGGACCTTTGTTTTCGGCCCAGTGGCCAACAACTTCTGATCTATCAGAGCCTTGGGTTTGCGCCGCGCTGGCGCAAACCATTCACCGATCAGAACGCGGCTTCGCTCCCGTGGCGTTCACCACAGCATCTTCGACCTTCTGGAAGAGCGGCAGGAGATACCAGAGATTGTTTCCCGGTATTGGGCGCATCAGTTTGCGCACATCCCGATAATTGGCCTTGCCATTGGAGAATGCGTTGATCGCCTCAACCCCGCCTTTCATCATGTCGACGCTAGGTCCAAGCGCGCCCTCCAGTGCGGATCTTGCCTGATATCGGGACACGGGCTCACCCGTGATCGAGGTCTTGCCTCCAGAGAGAGCCGCCGCAAGATTGTAGGGCTCCATCAGCCAACCGGCGAGACCGGAGCGATCCAAAGCATCCTCCCACATGGCCGCACCTTCTTTTGGCTCATACCCACCGAGAGAGGCTTTAACATTTGCGGTCAGAGCACCAAGAATAATCGCGGTCGTCACCTGCGCCAACACATCAGCATCGGCGCGCTGGATGCCCGACAGCAAGATCCGATGATGCGCAGATATGCCGAAGGATTTGAATTGACCGAAGAACTTGCCCATTTCGGTGCTGAAGCTCAGAGGCTTGTCCTGCCCCGGCGTGATCACCATCAGATCGAACTCACGGTTCATCGCGGTTTCAAAGGCCTTGAACGCCTCTGGGTCCGTCCACTCTTGGCCACGGGGGAGCCAGAGAGTGCCGCCCTTATCTGCGAACTCATCAAGCTGCGCCGCGATCCGTTCTGCCATCCACGGTTCAATGCCGTTTTCTGCTAGGGTTCGCAGTTGCTTCTTGGTCGCCTTTCCCGCGCGCACTGCATCGGCCGCCTTTGACATTTTGGAAGCTACGGCAGCACCGCCAACCGATTTCCAGCCGATATTCCACGGGATCATACCAGTTGCGATCGAGAACTGGCGCGCACCCTGCCCCAATACCCGCTCCATTTTCGTGCCGCCGCCATAAGGATCAAACATTTCGGCAAGGCTTAGGGCTCGACTATTCAGCCACCACTCAGCCGCGGCACCAATTTCCGCCATGTCCCTAGAGGCCAAAGCCATCCGCTTAGGATTGGTCAGGGCAGTGACACCCGCCCCAAACGCGCCCTCGATGCCACCGCGCCCAATGATGCCGGCGATATCTGGAATGGCCGAGAGCATCATGCCGCCGAGATAACCCATATAGGACACGGTACGCAGCGCGCGCCCTCCTTGCACCCAACCGTTGCGCGGGTTCTCAGGGACGCCATAGCGGTTGCGGAGGCGGTCGCGCATGCCTTCGAGATCCTTGAGACGCTCCTGCCCTTCCTCCTGGATGCGCACCCGATCTTTGGAGGATTTTGCGTTCTGCATGTTGCGGGCGATTTCCTCAGTGATCCGCTGACGTGCAACGGTCATTTCGGCATCACCAAACTGCCGCGTCAATTCCAAGTCGGGAACCATCTGACGGAAATACTGAGACATGATCGCCTCGGCATTTGATTCCAGCCATGGCTCCAGCACCAGATCATCCACATCAAGAACTCGCGCGCGTGTCGGGCTGGATAGTGTCGCCTCGTAGCTGTGTTGCCCCGGCTTGAGGTTCAACAGAGAGCGGACAGTATCTGTAACCGCCTCCTCAATCTGCAGATCATCGGCATTGGCATAGAATTCTTCGGCGCTCTGGGCCTTTTTGGCTTTGCGCAACTCGGGCAGAATGGCCCGCAGATCCGCCTGGGCGGCTTTGATCTCTTCTTGCACCTTTGGGCCGATATCATTTTTGAGCTCTGCAAGTCGGGCGTTGGCTTCATCCAGCCGATCGAGCGCGCGGAGAGCTCGAACATCTGCGCTCACATCTTCCTTGCCAGCCTTCTTCCCGCTGCGCTCCGCTTCTGTTGCTTTGGCCCGCTGTGTTTTCTGATTGCGTGCTTTATCCGGCAGCTGAGCAATGATGCGGTCAATGGGTTCAGTGATATCGATACCCATCTCCTCCATTGCCTCTGCAAACTCATTCGCGGCCTGAAAGCGGGAAAGCTCGAAAGGGTTCTCCCGTGAGGAATAAATCTTCTCACCGCCTGCTGCGCTTCTGAGCGCGTCATAGAGATCATTGACCGTCGAGCCTTCTGGCAGATAGCCCATCTCCTCCAGCGCCTCGCGCATGTAGTCTGCCTCCATCCCGTCACGCCGGGAGATAGACAACTTCTTGGTATCGAGTGCGGCGGCCAATTCCCCGGAACCATCATCACGAATACCACCGAGATCACGCACGGCCTTGAGGAGGTCAGGGGGTTCCAGACTGGCGCGGCCACGGGCCTCGCGCAGGGTCTCTTTGAAAACTTCGAGATCATCGCCCTCAAGCAAACCTTCGCGCAGACGGTTCGCACGCTGCTCAAACTGATCCCGTAGTTTCCGGCTTACCCGTCCCACGGCCTGCTCTCGTTTCGCAGCGGCTTCGGCACGGCTGCGCTTGTCCTTGGCCTTCTTAACCGCCTTATCAAGCGCTCTCTGTGCGGTACGAGCGCGCTCTTTGGCCTTGAAGCGATCAGCCTCCAGCAACTCCACGGTACGATCAAAGGCAAGGCTCTCTTGCGCAGCTGCACGGCGCTTGCGGAACTCCTCTCGCAACACCTCTGCTATATCGTTTTCAGATCCATCCCCGAAGTGCTGGCGGATGCGCTCATTGTTGTAGACCCGGCTGAAATAGCTATCGGCGTTCTTCACCCCGAGATCCGCATCAAAGATACCGACCTCGATTGCCTCGTCCTTGATCTTGTCGAAGATCTCGCGGCGCAGTGCATCAGCCGCGCTTTGCACCTGTGGAATGGGATGCTTGTCACCCCGCCGCATAGCCTTGCCGACCTCTTCCATGAACTCTGGCGCGCTTAGTTTGCGATCCTTACCCATGAGATTGTTGAACCGGGTGGTGACAGGCGCGGTAAGCGTCCCAACCGTACCGACAGGGCCGTCTTTGGCATATTCGGCAAACGACCGGCTTAAAAATGAGATCGACTTGGCCAGTTCATTCCGCTCCCGTGCGAGGATGCGGCCCTCAACTGAGGTTCCGCCACGCCGCACGCTAAGGCCTGCATCATTGACCGAATACTGCAGCGGCGTTTCCACCAGATCGACCAGCGCCCCACGGACCTCTTGCAGCGGCGACAACTGAGCGCGCAGCACAGGATCACTACGAACGATAGCCCGTAGCGCCGGGATCTTGTTTACAGCTTGGAAGATCTGTTCGCGGCGCAGTGTCAGATCTGCGCGGTTCTCCGCAGCACCGATAGACCGCAAGGCTTCATCATAATCGGCAGTCAATTGGAGGGCTTGTTCAGTTCTCACCGCAGCGGCCTTGAATTGAGCCGCAGACAGCTTACCCGCTGCCGCCCCTAGGACACCCCCCAGAATGAAGGAGCCTCCAATTGCGAAGGCACTCTCCTCTGCTGTGCGCGTCTGCTGACTGGCCTGCAATGCCATTTCATCGATGCCAGCGGCAAAGGCGGCTGAACCGCCAACTGTCAACGTGGTGCGGGCGATAGAGACACCTTTTCCCCCTTTTACGATCGCGCCGCCGGGGATCAGGGAAGTCGGAGAGAGAAGCGCCGCCCCCATCTGGGATGCGAAGCCAACGGCACCGCTCGAATCCAGAACGGAACGATCTGCCAGTTCCTGATCAATGGCCTCTTTCATCGCGGCCAGATCTTCCTTGTCGCGCGCACCGGAGAAACGCTCAGAATAGGCCTCGTATTCGGTCCCTTGGATTTCCTCCCATGGTCTAAAATCGGGATCAAACGGTTTCAGTGGGTCATACGTGGTGGCGTTGAGCGCTGAAACAATCGGGTTCTCCTGTCGGAAAGCCGCGCCAAGCACCTGATCAAGCGCTGGAGCTTGGCCCGGTTCTGGTGAAACATCCACATAGTCTGGCAGCGCCAAGGGTCCGTAGAACTTTTCCTCTTCCTTGAACGGCATTAGTTCCCCTCCGGCGGCTCAGCGCCGTATTTCTCTTTGTTCTGGGTGACTTCACGCAATGCCTGACCCTCTGACATGCCTTGAGTGCGCAGATGCTCACGCCAGAGGCGGAGGTTTGTGGCCTGCGTCTCTCTACTGCGCTGGGTTTCCAACTCTTCTGCCCGCAGCCCGCTGAGAGCCTTTGCCTCTGCATTGATCGCTGTGGGGTCGAAATAGAAGCGACCCGGAGCCGCGACGATCTCACCATCCAATTTGTAAAGGACCGTGTAGGACGGAGACGAGCGGCCCGCCACCTCCCGGCGCGTGACCTCATCAGGCAGCAGGATGATATCCTCTGCATCGATCTTACGGCGGCGTACGCTCTCACCTGGGCGAGTGGGGTTCTCAACACCATTAGCGAAGGCAAGTTCTGATACCTGATCCACCAACTGCGTCTGCATCCAGTCGGGCGATGTCTCCGAAGACGGATAGAAGTTCTGTGGCGGGTACTTCATCAGGGTCTCGGTTCCGGTCACGTTGTTGGGGCCGTAGATCCGGGACATGGCGTCAAGGGCGCGGTTTTTGGCCAGCGTGGCCTCTCCTGTTTCAAGGTAGGCATCCACAAACAAGCCCTCATATTCCGTCATGATTTCAGCCTGTTGAACCTCATTTCCAAGGTTGGCAGAAATACCGCGATCCTTCAGATGTTCGGTGAGATCATCGGCACTTAGGGCTTTGGTCGCTTCCTTGGCGGCAGCGCTCAGGTTCTTGCGCCGCGCCTTGGCCTCCGGGGTGTTGTTCTCGATCACGCGCGCAGCGGCTTCCTGCGGCCCCATGAAACGGGAATAGAAGCCATAGTCTGACAAAGCAGCCTCGACCTCGGCCTTGCCGCCATACATATCTATCGCGCCGCCTTGGCGCTGTAGCACTTGACCTAAGAACTCAGCATTTGCCGCAAACGCCTCCGGGTCATCACCGGAGAGCGCTCCACGGATGGCGTTGAAGCTGGACTTCGGCACAAACCCGGTCTCCATTGCAATCTCGGCGGATGCGGCCATGCCAGCGGGAGAGGACGGGCTGTCTTCACCGATTACAGCGGAATAGGCTTTGTCGACCCGGTTGCGCTGGCCACTGTCATAGGGGTCCCAGTCACCAAACCCACCGGCCAGCTGTGCCACCGTCTGCTGAACCTCAATCTGATCCTTGCGGTTCCGGCGTAACTCATTGATCAGCGCGTTCTGGCTCTTGTCTGACAGGCTGTGATCCTCTCGGATTTCACGCTCCGTCAAAGTGTCATCATTGCTGGTCAGGCGAGTCTCATATTCGAGCGCTGCCGCATCCTCCAACCGCTTCCGGATGCCGTAGCGATCATTGAGCAGACTGGAGGCCATGGCCCTGACCTCGGTATCACCGATTTGGTCAACCGCATTCTGCTGCATCGCGATATCGCTAGCCTTCATGGTCATCTTACGGGCCGACCAGTTCCGGATATCTGCAACGGTCATATTGGCGAGGAACGGGTTCGCCTCGATCACCTTGGGCGACAGGATATCCTCAACACTTGTCGACACGTCCGCCGTCAGTACATCGATGGCACCGCCAACCCCGAGGAAATGGGCGAGGTATTCATTCGCATCGTTGATCGGGATGCCGGCGTTTTGGAGCGCGCCTGCATTCTGGGCCCTGAACTCAGCAAATACCTCATCGGATGCATCGGCGTTGGTACGCATGGCAAGGATTTCATCCTTGCTGAGACCTTCAGCCCAAGCTGCGCCGCCTTTCTCGCGCAAATCGCTTACAATCTTCGTCCAAGTGCCCTTGAGGAACTGATGGGGCCCGAGTGCCGAAGAGTTTGGGTTCGCCGCATCAAGCTGCCCTCCGCTCTCAGCGCGGCGAAGTTTTGCCGAATAGCTGTCATTGGTCGCGGTATTGACGAAAGCAGCAGCATCCACCCCTTTGAGACGCCCCTGCACTGCGGCATAGAGCTTCTGGCGTGCTTGCGGTGAAAGATCTGGGTCATTCAGCGCCGTATCAATCTCGGTGCGCAATTCGTCCGAGATCTCAAGGGCTCCCTCAGTATCGGTCAGGATCTGGCTTAGACGCGCGGCGCGCGCTGCACCACGCGCTCCACGAAGATATGCCTCTGTTTCGGCTGGTGTCTCGCTGATGTAAGGAGCATTCGCGCGAAAAGAGGACAGTCCCTCGATCTCAGCAAGTTTGGCCTCGGCCTCATCTTCCTGCCCAGCTGCGTAGAGGTTCACATAGTCATCCACCAACATGTCCCGGTATGTGGCAGTGTTCCGGTCGCTTTCACGATACTCGCGCTGAGTGGCATTGTTCTGCAAACCATTGAAACGCCGCGAGGCTTCCTGTTTGGCAGAAGCCAGAAGATCCTCTTTGAGCGCCCGAGGAATATTCTCATCCTCCTCAAGCATTTTGACATACCCGTCAGCCGCGGCTTTGAAACCACCGGGGTTAAACTCGTTGTTTCGGGCAAGTTCGGTGAAGGTTTCGCTCATGTCGATATTGCGCTGAGCAAGGTACTTGGAGAACGCGGCGGCATTGTGAATATCGGAGAACTCACCGCCCAGGACAGAACGCTCCGCGACCTGCAGCTTGCCACTCTCATCTCGGTAAACTGCATCAAACCCTTCCTCGCGCGCCTGCTTTTCGGCAGCAGGCTTTACGAAGTTGGCGCCGACTTTTGCTAACTCCGATAGAGCCGCCCATCCGGCCCCGGCTTGCACAGGTTGAGCAGCTACTTGGGAAACAGCCTGACGGCGGATGACTTCGGGAACTCGCGCCATATCACGCCCCTTTCTTGTATTGGACGTATTCAGCCAGAGGCACCGCTGCACGTCCCACACCCGTAATCAGGGACATGGTGCCGCGTTTCCGATAGGACTTGGCAGCTGTGCGGAGGTTCTGCGCCCTCTGCCGATCATCGGCACGTTGAACCAATCTGTTATGGGTGGCGGCTTCCCGACTGTCTCGCTCAAGGATAAATGCGTTCGGGCTACGATGGCTCAGGCCATTCGCGGCTCGTGATGCTCTCAGGCTGGAGAGATACGTGTCCAGATCCTCACGCGCGATCGTGTCTCGCTGAAGGGCCTGCGTCTCGGCCATGCGCGCCTCACTTTGGGCGCGGGCAGATTCGGACATGGCTTCGGCCCGCCCGGACAATCCACCCGCAACCGCCGATACGACCTGCAGTGCGGTAAATGCTTGCATCAGACAACCACCTTTATACCGATCTTTGAAACACGAAGTCGCCCCGGCCTGTTTTGACAGATCCGGATTGAATCGCTGGAGGAGACACCAACCAGAGTGGTGCGAAACTCTTCGTTTCGCAGTGGAGGCGGTTTCGTAAGATCCTCACCGATGCGGTATGCACCGAACAATTCGCCATTGATTTCAAATTGATGGCTGTCCTGAACCGTGATCTTGAGTGAAACTTGGCGTTTCACCTCAAGCGTGCCGCGTTCCGTCCGCATCGATTTGCGCGGCCAAGGAGTCAAGCATTTGCGGAAAACCAAACCAATCTGTGGCGTTTCATCATGATCTGGGTACGAAATGACGTTGCCATCGGCATCGATCGGATCACCATCGCCGTTGATTTCGTTATCCCCAAGATCCCATCCATCGAGATATACAGACGCGATGTGCCCATTAAGATGTGGTGCCTGCTCCCCTGCGCAATCGAGAACAAGGGTTCTGTCAAAGCGCTCTCTATAGCGGACGGAGGTTTCGTTCACTGTCCTGTCAACCACCGCATGGCTCACACCAAAGCATTGATAGATGGAGAGGAAATTGCCGTCAGTTTCCCACGGCAACCAGGAAATGATCTCATTCGATCGATCCCACTGACCAAGAGCCACTGAGCCGTCAGAATTGACAACGTAGACGAAACTTTCGGCGTTCTCAGACCCGGAGGAAGTGGCACCAAGATAAACAGCATCTTTGATCAGTTGTGGATGGAGCGAGGTCATCGGCTCCGCGCGCCATTTGGTGTAGATATCGCCAGCCAGAGTGGCTGCGTATATCCGTTGACCCACTGCGTCGACAAACACACAGCCGTCATCCACTGCGATAGGCTCCACCGAGGCGCATCCCACCCGAGAGAACCTTACCGGGCGAATAGTGGCCGGTGTAATCGCAGACCCGTCGCGCGTTTGGTGCGAGTAGATGCCCTTGGACGTCAGGAAAAGCAGATCCTCAACCGAAGCCATGAATCGCAGCGTTCCGCCACTATCTGCCCCTACGGTATCAACGAAACCATCCGCATCCTCAGAACCCATTTTGAAATCGTTGATTGCGCCAACCACGGACGCTGCAAACGCCTGCGGCGCTCCCGGAAAGTCGCACAAAAACACCCGAGAGAGGTGCCGCACAGCATATCCAGCATAACCATGCACCGGGGATTGCATTTGCATTTCCCAGATGACGGTAGCGGCGGGAGTAGCGGCCGCTGCAACTGCTGAGATTGGCTGTGCAGCGTTTGGAGCGACAAGTTTTGGAGACGCCATAGTGTCGAAACCATCATACCGGGACGTGGCCATAACTGTGATGACGCTGCCCGCGATACCAGTGATGATCCCCTGACCACCCAACACGGAATGCTCGACCGCTTCACCAACCTGATAGTTGCTGACCGATGAAACGGTAATGTCATAGGTAGGGGGGAGCTCTTCAGTGACCGTCGCATTGATCACCGTCGAGTTCACCAGAGTACCAAGGATGATCTCGCGGTTCTGATAGCGGATCGCCATACCTTCATGAGCCGCCGTCCATATCGCTTCGGAAGCGGTGACAGTAATTGCGCCAGTTCGCGCGGAGGGCTGAATGGAGACCGTTTCGTTATAGCGCCAGTAGCTCTGGTGGATCGCACCGGCAAGGCCAGTAGTAAATGCCATTTCGCCAAACGACCATGAACCATCCTCATTCAGGATCAGCGCCTGAATTGGAAAGTACTGCGAACCAATGAGAATAGAGGAGGAATCGGGGTCGGCTACGACCCAGAAAGAAATCTCGTCAAAGGTGTAGATGCCCCATTTCTTGGGAGCCGCTGTCCAAGTGATATTACCCGTGTATTCAACGGTGTTGTTGCTGTCGTAAAGGATCAGGCCTGACGGCACAAAATGCAGGTCAAACACCCTACCCTCACCAAGGTCCACCTCACGACCTTGACTGGAAGCAGTTTCATTGAGGAACCGCATTCCAGAGCGTCCCTCCATCTGTCCGGTAGAAAGCACAACACAATTAAGGCCTTCCTTCACAGAGCGTGCGACAAGATCAATATCGTCACGCTCCTGCGCTTCGGGACGAACCTGCCCAAGCGAGAAGTCTTTCTGCCAGATGGTTTCCTTGCGGCGGGCCATCAACGCCTCCGCGTGGAACGGCTTGAGCGAGTGAACCGCGCATTTACGAGCCGTCCGCCCTTAGGCAGTACCCGCCGGTTGGATCTGTTCTTGCTGGCTTTGACACCTGATTTCAAAAGCAAGAAATCGGCGTCCTGCTCTTTGGATGCGGCCTCGGCTTCTTCTTCCTGGACACCCTTCACCACGGCCTCCAGCCGCTTCAGGATCACTTTTGTGAACAATCCGCTCCATGTGTGTTCAAGACCTTCAACAACGGCACGGACTTTCACCTCCCGTTTGTTTGCATTGACCAGAAGCACGTTTTCAGTGGCGTCGATCTCCCAAGCCTCTTGCAGTTCTGATGCAGAGCACCCGTCGAGATAGACCTCAGCGATATGGAACACGCCATGGGGCAGCGTGAATTTGTCGGCAAAGCCAAAATCCCCGTCCGCGCGGCTTGTGAGGGTCAAGTATTTCCGCCCAAACGGAAAAGCGCCGTCGCCCTCTTCGAAGGCAACGCGCACAATTTCATCATAGTTGACCTCCATGGCCCGCCAAATGGCGCTGCCTTGGCTGGCCTCCGATTCTCCGCAACGGAGCAACACGGACTGGAAGATGGTGGATTTTGATCTGACTGCCATGCGCAAACAGTCGCTTGGAGGTGCCAAACCCCGCAATGCACATGAGAAAAGGCCCCGAAGGGCCTTTCGGATCCGGCAGCAGGATCATGCCAAAGACGCCGGAGAACGCCTACTCGGAACCGCCCTCTTCATCATCGACAATGAAAGCCTCGGCCTTCTCGCGAAGATCCTTGACGAAAGCGACAGCAGTCTTGCGATCCATCTTCTTGCGGGGAGGCTTACCGTGGGAGGTCATTTCCGCGACCAGCTCAGATGGGGACATTTGCTCAGGGGCCTTGAGACCTTGGAGCTCAACCTTGACCGTCTCCTGCTCTTCCACATGGATCTGATACATGCCCTTGGAGTTGCGTACCGCCTCCATCGCGGTGACAGCGGGAACCGTCTTGGGGCCCAGCTTCCAAGCTGCCTGCCAGTCGGCTTGGGTAAACTTCTCGTCGGCAAAGGATGCCGGTTTTTCGCACGGCTTGATCGTAAGCATCTTCATCAGATCACCCCGTCATGATTGTGGAATGGGAGGAAAGGGTGATCGACGGCGATGTGCCGGCAACCACAAGGCGGATGCGCGATTTCTGGTATTTGCGCTGATTGATCTCAGTGCACCAGTAAATGTCGTATTCATCGCCAGCGGCGCTATCGGGTGCGCCAGACTCGCGCACCTCGGTTGCACCGAGCGAGAGAACCGCAGCGACCTCGACCGTGCTGAAGTCGTCATTCGAGCATTCGACAACGACCTTATAGCTTTCATCGTTGGCCGAGATTTTCACGGCCTCCAACATGACCTTGGTCAGGTACATGGTGCGCTGGGCAGCACGCTCAGCAATGGTGTCGAGAACGGTGGTAGCGGTCAGTGCCGCCGAGCCGATCGCGCGGTGTTCGAGGCGCTTATCAAAGGGATAAAACTTGTTGGGCATGGTCTGTCCTCCTTATGCCACGATGGCTGCGTCAGAGACGGAGGACAGGCGCAGGCCGGAGTATTCATCCTCCATGGTAATCCCGCAGTCCCATTCAAAGAGGTCGCGCTTGAAGACACCACGATCGGTATCAACAGCTTCGAACTCAGGCTCCGAGGTCTGGATGCCACAGATCCCGTCCTCGCGAAGAGAAACGATATACAGCGACGTCGTTGCGGCGGCACCGCCACCATGCGCGACCTCATCGAAGGGCAGGAAGTTGCTCTCTCGGGAGACCTCATACCCGGTCAGGAACGGAACGTCACCGAAGCGCAAAACCCGGCGGCCGAGGTTGCTGTCGTAGTCATTGGTGACACGGTTGTTGGTCAGGTTTGGATCCCGAGCCGCGGCCTCAAACTTCACCTTCATGCGGCGAGACATCATGATGTGAGTGGGTTCAGCCACCAGATCAAGTGCTTTGTCCAGGTTTGCCAGAGACAGCGGGCCACCACCAGAACCGGTGTTGTTCACCAGCAGACGGGAATCGTCGGTGGAGCCGTCAACATTCCCAGCGCCATCGGCGACAAGGCGCGCTTTCAAGCCCGTGAACTGCGTCGGCATCGTCGCGTTGTGGCCATTGATGAAAATATCGGTGAACCGCCGGCCGCCGGATTTCATCTGCCCCATCATGTAGTTTGCGCGCTTGCGTTCGCCGTACCGCTTGAGCTTGATCCGGTCGAACTCGATCAGACCAGAAATCGGGTAGCAGGAATCTTGGAACTGTTCTTCGCTGCCATGCGAGATTTCCGGCTCAGCATTGAGCGCGCGGAAGTCAACTTTCGGAATGGATGCCTCGCGATCAAAGACGTTCAGGCCTTTTTCGGCGGCTTTAAAGCCGAGCGCCTGCAGAACGTCCGAAGACGTCGCGAAGGTCTCGATCATCGCGGATGCGACGGGATCGGTATGCCCCTTGGCAAACTCGACCAGGTTGATGAGCTCGTCGGCCATGGTGGCCCTCCTTTACTTTCGCCCGCTCAGACCGGCCATCAACCGATCAATGGGCTTCATGTCGCTGAAATCTTTCATGGTATCCCCTTGGGAAACCGGCGGTGTGGAGGGCTTCAGCAGGGTCTCCAAACCGCGCAGTCCATCGGCGCTCACAACCCCGTCCATGATCTCCTTGACCTGATTGGCCGGGAGTTTGGCGGATAGGGAACGCTGAATGGTGTCAAACCGGGCCTTGGCTTGTGCAGGGGTGCCAAGTTTGCCCTTTTCTTCCTCGGCCTTCGCCATGCCATCCATGACGCCGCGCAGTTCGCGGTTGGCGAGGATAGACGCGATTTTGCCCATAAGGGCGGGATCAGCTTTATGTTCGTGCATCGCGGCTTGCAGCAGCGGCAAGTCCGGATCATCCGCTTGGATCATCGTGTTCGGATCAAAGGCGATTTCGTTGCCGTTCTCGTCCACGGTTTTGAACAACTCGGCGTCGAAGCCTTCGGGGAATTGGTGCCCTTCCGGGATGGCGAAGGCGTAATCCTTGGCCTCTTTCGGCAGGGCAGCCGCCGCCTCGTCGGCCTGCGCCTTGAACGAAGACAGGGCGTCATAGTCGGCGCGAAAGTCTGCGGTTTTAAACGACCCGTCTTTGTCCTTGAATTGCTCAGGAACGAAGGTGGAAAGATCAATTGCTTCGCCACCATCTCCCCCATCGCCGCCATCGCCACCGTCACCTGCATCAGCAGCAGACAGAGAACGGCGCAGGCCGGGGTTTTGGCGCGCATATTCGACCCACGCGGGATCATAGGGATCAGTCGGTTTTTGCAGCAGGTTTGCCATTTGAAACATATCTCCGGATTTCCAACACAAAATTCCGCACTGCGTTCAACTCCCGCAATGCACCGTCAGGCGAACCGTCTGGAACGCCGATATAAAGGACGGATTTCTCCATTAGCATCAGAGCTTTAAGCCCCTCTTCGGTGGCAAAGGTTGCGTGCAAGGCATCGCGCAGGTCTTCGGCACCTTCGGGGTTCTCTGACTGCATCCAGTTCAGGTATTTGCTGATAAACGAATGTCCGGGCAGCTCTTGCGACATGCCTTTGAGATATTGGGCCTTAGCCTTGGGGTTGGGCTTGCGCGGCATTGGCCTGCTCCTGCATCCGTTTGATAAGGGCTTCAATCTCGGCCTCAGATCGGAACTCCACGATCTGATCCTTCAGCACTTCTTTGATTTTCCGGTAGGTATCCGTGCCCTTGATGAGCATGGCCGCCTGTTCTGGACCAAGCCGCTCATTGATCATCCCAATGATCATGTCCGCCGTGGTCACATCCTGCATGGCCTGAGCGCGCTCAAGCGGCGAAATCGGGCGTGCATTGACTACACCGCTATCGATCAGGGGCAGCTCTGCGCCTTCAAGAGATCCGCCGGGCTGGCGCTCCAGCCATTCGACCCGCGACAGAAGGCCAACACCGAACTCACGCCATGTCTTGGTGGCTGGTCGCGCCATGCGGCGAACCTGTTTGTTCTCTTGACCGATATACTGGCTGGCGGAGGGAGGTGTCTTACCAGCTTGCTCTTTTTCTCGGTAGAAGCCGTCTCGGATCTTTTGTTCCAGCTTTTCCTCTGAGAAAAACCCATAATCTAGCGTGCCGAAAAGCACCGGCTGGAGCGCATCCTTGGTGCCGGGCATAGTCGGGTAGCCCACACCGTTCTCAAGCCCCTGAGACAGATCAAGCATACCGTCATGCGGATAGGTGAACGGCGGATCTAGCGTGCGGTCCAGACCCTCCATGTTCATCCGTACCAGTTCATCGTACTGGCGGAACACGGGGAGCAGCTTGCGCCCTGGGCCCCGGCCCCAAGCCGAACCGGCATAGGGGTTGAAACGACCAACCACCAAGTTCACCGCCCCGATGGTGCCGATATCCTTGTCCAACCCTATAGGCTTGCCATCAACGCGGATCTCATGCCGCCAGACAGGATTTTCAACATCCTCGAAAGTACGCCAGAAACCATGCACCACTACGGCAAGTGCGTTGCTCGATTTCTTGATTTTATCCTCGATCGCACGCGGGAATTTCGCTTCCGGGAACAGAACCTTGAGGTTTCGATAGTGGAAGCGTTGCCGACGAAACCTGTCCTCGATGCCAAGCGGTCCTGGCGTCACATACAGTTGGGGAATGGGAACGGCTTCACAGTTGATAGCACCGTTCAGCGTTGGGCGGTCCACCCACATAGCGACGTTGCCGACAACTGCGTCCTGAAAAGCTGTCGGGCCTTCATCATAATAGTTGGAGGATCTGAGCGCCTTGGATATGGCCTTTTCGAGTTCTTCAAGCTCTTCCTTGGCCGCCGCCTCATCGTCTTCGTCAACGGCATTTCCGGCTTCGAACTCGGACCACGGCGAGTTTTCCGGGGTCATCGTGGAGAACAGATCACCTGAAAACTCCTCGGCTTCCTCGCCGGGGGTCTCGACAAAGATCTCCTCGGGCTCGTCTTTGTAGCTGGAATTGTTATCCCACTCGCGTTCACGCCCGTTGAAACAGAACTTGTAGACCTCTCGGCCATCTTCTTCGACGTGCTGTTTGCGATGCGATTTTGCGACCGAAAAGCGCCTGTCAAATTCGTCCTTCATGAACTCACCGACGCCCGGTGGCGATCGACACACGCGGGTTTACAAAGCGGCTGAACATAGCGGTGCGAGACTGCAGGCCGCTTTGCACGGCTCGCAGGTTTTCACTTTCAGCCCGTACCCGCTGCTGTTGCTGTTCCGGTGTCTCTTGAACTGGCTTGGCTTTCATTTAGCACCTCTGCGCCGTGGATGTGCACAAGGTCGCGAAAGAGGCTGTCGGGTCGCAATGCACTGGAACGGCAGCGCAGCACATGTTTGACGAACGAAACGCAGGTCAAGGGACTGAAAAAGCAGCTAGAAACCCGCTCTTGAGTTGGCCCAAATCGGACAACTGTGTGGTGCGCCAGCAGATAGGTCAGATAGTCGTTCACTTCGTCATGATGGTAGATTGAGGCGACATTTACGCCGCCACGCTGAACGTCCAGATGTAGCCATGTATCATTGGAGTACCCGGCGAGGGAGACGTGGCAGAACTGTCGGCTCCACCAGCGCCGTCCAGGATGAAAAACCACATGCCATATCAGCGACTGGTCGAAGTGATAGCGGAAGGGATCAGCGTCTGGACCCACGGCGACCTCGCTTCATGCTGTAGGTTTTTCGTTCAACGCGCAGTGGCTCAGGTTTCTTACCATTTGGATTGAGAGCCACATAGCCAAGCCCAGCGCCAAGGCAGAGATATTGGAAACCATCGCAGTAATCGGCGTATCGGTCCTTTTGCGGTGTTTCATGATACCGGGACTGCCCTTTCAGCTTGGCGAAGTGATAGCCACCACCCATGCCAGTTTTCAGCACCCGGCAGTTTGGATCGATCAGCAGCGCAGGGCCACCATCGATCATCTTGTCCAATTGGGTCTGTACCGCCTCCAAGCGAATAGAGAGCGAGTTGTTTCCCGGCGCCGGGATCACATTCATCCCGTTGGACTGGAAAATGGAGAACGGCGTTTGATCTGTGGCCTGACCTTTGGAGCCACCAGTGGGATCTCCAAAGAACTGAATTCCTGATGTAAATGCCGATGGGAACTTGCGCATGATCCGCTGTTTCAGCAGCGGCGCAAACGTGCCGGCGGATACGTTCTCCATTCCGAACTCATCGAGCGCTCGCAACTGGCCGCGGATCAACTGCCCCATGATTGCAGCCGGATTTCGCGCAAAGTCGATGCCGAGGATCAGAGGCCATTCGGGGAAGTATTCCAAAGACTGTTTGGCGACATGCACCTCCGGCCGGAAACTCTCAAACACCGGACGCCCGACACGGTAGATCCCGACGCGGTTCATCACATAGGTATCAATCCAGCTTTTAGGCTTGCCCTTGATGAGCTCCAAATAGCTTTCCGTCAGCCATTTTGTGTTTTCGGCTTCAAGCTCTGGATCGCTTAAATTCCTCTTCTCGCGGTTCTCGCGCGTGTTCTCCTCATACCCAACAACACGCCCATCCTCGATGACCTCCAGCAGTCCAGGTGGCTGAACAAAGAACTTCCAACCATCGACCTCAGTAAACTCGCGCCGGTCATCATCATCCCATTCATCGGGAAGCGGCACATCACCGCGCATATAGGGTATCCAGTGCCCTTCCGGTGGCGCGTTCAAATCGCAGATCACGCCCTTCCAAGTCGGCCCACCATCCAGTTTGGGAGGATATCGCCCCTGCATTGCGCGCGCGTGTGCGGTGTCGAAAACCTTCTTCTCCGTGAACTGCGCCTCGTTGAACCAAATCCCGGTACACTCAAGCGATAACAGTTTCCGGACGTCTTCTTCCTGATCGAGCGCCAAAAAGATAAATTCGGCGTCAACAATCGTTCCGTCAGGCTTATCCCACCGGATATGATGGTTTGGCGGGTTCGTCATTTTCAGCTCACCAAAGAGCCCCCGCGCCTTCTCCTCAAACCAATATTTCCACGTCTTAATCGTGGTCTCTTTCAGATCGTTGTAGGTGTTCCGGACGATCAACCACCGCGTCCGACGCACGCCCGTCGCATCAGGCTCTTGCTCAAGGGAGATCTTCCACATCTTGTGGCAGCACGCCGTCGACGTCCCAGACCCCACTGGCCCCTGAATGATCGAGACAGGCGACCGATCCCAAAAAAATTCAGTGATCACCTTACCGTCAGGCACATACTTGAAAGTGTTCTTCTTGACCGGCGCATTCATCGCGAAATCTCCACATCTTCGGCAAATATCGCACCGGATCGGAACGATTGTTCTATTCCACCAGATACTAACCCCGCATATTTCGACACCAATAACGCCAAAACCAGAACAAACACTCGCACGTCAGCACCTATCAGCGGTTTTGATGGGAAAAAATTCTCAACCATTTTTGGACAGTGGTGTGAGCGAGGGCATGGATGGACACCTGCGCGCGGCGTTTTTTGGGGGCCGGTCTCCGCGATCGAGGTGGCAAAGGGGGTGGGGGTGTCGGGTGCCTGATCGGTGCCGCCTACCCCATCTCCGCTAGGATCTGAGGTGTCGCAACGCGCATGATGATACGACACTGTTTTAATATCGTTATTCATCAGTGGCTTGCTCACTATCGGCAAGTGATTGGATATCACTTCCTCCCTCTTCTGGGGTGATATCCACGGCCTCGGGCTCGTCATACTCGAAGCCCCCGAATGCGTGGGTGTGGTGCATTTTGCCCTCGACCCTTTTCACCGCTGCGATACCGTCAACGCCTGCAATCCACTTGTTTAGGTCTGCGCGCACGTGGTCACTATTTGAGGACTGAGCTAGGTTGACGTTTCGGACATATGCCTGAGTGGCTGCGTTGTCCTTAATGGCCTTAACTATTTGATTATACACGCGCCGGACCTCTGGGCGGTTAAATGCACGTGTGAAGTTGTCAGGCCTGATGTTTTCTTTCTTGGCGGCGAGGTGGAGGGACAAGCCCTCATATGCCATTGCCTCTAGTGCCCTTATTGTCTGTGGGTGGAGATTGAGGCCTTCGAATGTGATCTGGGCGGGGGGAAGGGCTGCGCCCTCCTCCTCAGTGGTAGAGGTTAGGTGTTGGGTGTTATCTGTCATGTTTGAACCGTGCTTGTTCGGGTGCGTAGGGCTTTGCAGCGCGTTGCTCTATTGCGCGGATTGTGGCGTTGGGGAGGGGAGCGGCGCTTGTGGTGAGGTGGAGCCCCAGAGAGGCCGCCCATAGCTGGAGCGTGGGGAACGTGGGAACACGGGCGAAGGCCTCCAGCTTGTTCACGTACCCATCAGCCACGCCCATTGCGTTGCCGAGGTCGCCTTGATCCAGACCCAACTGGCGACGCCGGCGGCGCAGCTCTTCCACCAAGGTTTCGTATTCATCGAAGACAGGCGCGGCGACTTGGCCCTTGTGCGGCAGTTCGCAGGGCTCAGGCACCGGGCCGAGATTGTCTAAGGGGAGTGTCTTGCAGCCCGGACAGCCTTGCTTGTCACAGGCTATGTGCAGGGACTTTCCACGGACCCACGATACACGCCAGCCGCGCGCCTGTGCGTCCCTGATCCATCTTTGGGTTTGCATCGCGCAAGGTTCCTGTTCTTGCGCGGAAGGTGGTTGGCTCGATTGTTGTTGTTTTCCCTACCTATGCGCTATTTGCGCCCATATGGCTAGACCAGAGGCAAGAGGACGTTGAGCGATGGCGACGGAGTTTAGAGTGGTGGTGCGTGATGAAAATGAACGGATTGTGTCTGATACCACTGCCCCACACTTTGCCGGGGCAAAGCCGATCTATGACGACACCGAACTAAAGCCCGGTCAGGTGGTGACGCTACAGCACGGGATCCGGGTAATGCTGCGCAGGACGTGGGAGGAATAGTCGCGCTCACTCCACACCCAGGACAAGCGAAAGGGGGCGCTAGGCCCCCTCTGTGTGCGTCTGGTGGTGTGGTGCGCCCTATCCTTCGAGCGTGATCCTATAGCGGCGCTGGCCTGTGGTGGTGCGGTATGGCTCGACCTGTGGACGCTCCCCCGGCAACACTTCCCCGGTTGCGTAAGCATCCTCTAGCACCTCCTCGGCGCGCTGCGCGCTCTTGATGCCGCTGGTGTATGTGTAGCGCATATCCTGCCCACCTCAGTAGCCAAGCGCGGCAAAGGTGTCGGAGCGGCTGCAAAGCCCGCTCAGCGGATCGCGGCGAATTGCGTTCCATCCCTCCGGCTCACCATCTGGGTTCAGTAGCTCGACGGTGTGGTTGCCATGGCAGAGGATACCGAGCGCTGAGACGGTGTTATCCATGCCGCCGTGGGAGGCGTTCAGGTGTGCCACTTGGTCGAGGGTCAGCGTGAAGTCGGTCATCGTTAGATCCTTTCGAGGTGGGGCCGGGTTTCCGTCCGGCATGGTCTGAATATAGGAAACAGGGTTTGCTCCGTCAATCCCATTTAGTCGCTTTTATTTCCTTTTACATGTTGACAGTGGAAACTGTGTTTCCTATTTTTAGTGCATCAAGGGCGACCGGAAACCGCCCTACCACCACCCACGAAAGGACCATAAATATGCAAACAGCCATCGCACCCCGCGCCACTATTACCCAGCTTGTCGGCATCCGTGACCGCGCTCTGAAGCGATATGCCGCGCTGCTTAAAGAGGGAGAGGACATCAACGAGATGATCGCTCCTCTGAATGAGCAGAGCCATCGTCTGCCAACCATCACCACAACCACAAATCGCAGTGGCTACAGCACGAACACATCCGTTGAATCCTACCGTAAACAGCTAGACGCCGGGGCGTGGGATCATTTGATGGACAAGACAGAGCTACGCGACCTTATGAGCGCCAATCAAAAGTCGGAGCTGCGCTCCCAACTTCAGGAGAACCCACCAGAGTTCACATTAGAGGCAGCAGTGGCCACGTTTGAGGATATGCGCAACAGAGCCGGGGATATCTTTCGGCAAGGTTTGGTTGACGTGTTCGAGGCGCTGCCGCGTGACTTCCGCAGCCATGATGGTTTCAAGATCGGCGGACGCTGTGTGATGACATATGCGGTATCATGGTGGAGCGGACGCGCAAGCTGGCAGCATTCTACATTTAATGATCGTCGGAGCCAGCTTGCCGACCTAGACCGCACATTCCACAGCCTGACCGGTAAGAACTGGACCCTTAACGCCTCTGACGTTGCCTCCCGGGCAATGCAGGAAGGAGAAACAGAGGTAGAAACCGAGTTCTTCCGTATCCGCTGGTTCCGGAATGGGAACATCCACGTGTGGTTCACGGACAAGGAAGCCACTCGAGATGCCAACAAGCTGCTCGCCAAGCACTACGGCGCAAAGCTGGGTCAGATGCACTTGCACCCTGATCAGCGCGCGGCCTGACGCATTGCAGCGCGCCCCACCGGGGGCGCGTCACCATGCGCCGGAAACCGCATGACCAGCGAAAGGATGAGACAATGAGCAACCTTGCAGAACACATGGCCGAACAGGCCGCATTCACGGCACGCTATGAGGCTCTGTCAGCCATCGGCCGCCTTGCGCACGAACTGGGCGCGTCCCTAGAGACCAGCGAGGATATAGACGAGGCCCTTGCCTACTGCGCAGCCCGTCAGGAACGCATGGACGCGGTGCAGCTACGCACGCTGGACGAGGCGCGGTCCGATGCCAACGAGGACGCCGCACAACGCACCATAGTCAACACAGAGAACCCGGCTCATGCGCTGGATGTAACGGCAAACCTTCGCGTGGTCTGGGCTGCTCTTGAGACTGTGCGGGAGGATCTGATCCCAGAAGGAGATCCGAACTATGATGCACAGTGGGATGAGATAACCTCTGCAATGGCCGTTATCACCGAAGAGCTTGGCATAGATCCGCTGGAGGTGTGACCATGCAAACCAGCATGTTTCAACTGTTCGACGCGCACCCGAACCGCCCTCTGAAGGTGCTTATCGGCTGCGAACAATCCGGAATAGTGCGGGACGCCTTCAACGCTCTTGGGCATGACGCTTGGTCCTGCGACCTTATGGCGGCCGATCGCCCCACAAACCGCCATATCGTCGGCGACGTGCGCGACGTGATGATGTGGGACGACTGGGATCTGTTGGCGGTCATGCATCCGCCGTGCACCCGCCTGTGCAATTCCGGCGTGCGATGGCTCACCACCCCGCCCCCGGGCCGAACCCTTGCCGATATGTGGCAGGAGTTGGACGAGGGCGCGGCGCTGTTCTCTGACGTCTGGAACGTGGAACACATCCCCATGGTCGCGGTCGAAAACCCTGTTATGCACCGGCACGCTAAAGAGCGGATCCGCAATTTCAGGCCCGCCGCCCAGAGCGTGCAGCCTTGGCAGTTTGGAACTGACGAGGCAGGGCCGGACAACGAGAAGAAACGCACCTGCCTTTGGCTGCGCAATCTGCCCAAACTGCGCGCCACCGGCACACTGGACGGGAGCACCGCGCGGGACAGCGTGCACAAGGCCAGTCCGGGTAAAGGTCGCTGGAAAGAGCGCAGCCGGTTCTTTCCCGGCATCGCGGCAGCTATGGCAGACCAATGGGGCGGCGCAGCGCAGCTTGCGGCCCATGCAGCCTGATTTGACGACTCGGGCGATTGGCTCGATATGGAATGGAAACTAGGTGCCCCGCGTCATCCTCTTGCGAGGCGGAAACAGACGCGGGGCGTGCCACGAAAGGAACGAGGCCTTGATCAACTATTCTGAAATGAGCCCACACGCAAGATTTGTGATGCTTGACCGCCTCGCAACCCAACTGTTCGAAACAGAGCGCTGGAAGACACTTTTCGCAGATCGCTATGACGTCACGCGGCAGGCGGTGGGCAAATGGGCGCACAATGGCGCACCGGTTTGGGCATGCGTGGCGATGGATGATGCACTTGCGGCCAAGACTTGGCAGACGGTCAAGGATGCCGTCCACATGGCCGAGGGGAAGAAGGTTTCCGATTCCTGACCTACGTGTAGGTGAAAAATCGGAAGCTCTATCGCCTGTTTGCTTCATACAATCTGAAATTCGAACCTACGTCAAAATTGACGTGTCAAATGCGATCAAAAATCAGTCCGACGACTTACCGCCAATAATCTGATGCTTCAGCATGTAGTTTTTCAGGTTAATGATGTGGATTGACATAACTTTTTCACAGCTTTCGTCGGGATACTCTGCCCATCGCATCACGGTTTCACGTTCGTCCTCGGCCACCTGCTCGACCTCTTCAACGGTGGTGCAGGCCCGCAGGCGCGCTTTGATCCGGTTGGCCTGTTCAAGCGTGGTCACTTCGAGTGCTCCCATTGCTCTTTGAGACGCGCGCGCCATCCCTTCGGAGGTGGCCAAGACACTCCCCAATTCTGCAGGGTCTCGCGCTTCCAGCCTCCAGATTGAGTTTTCGCCTTTTCCACCTCATCAGGTGATGGGATAGAGCGGTTGAGATTTTCATCGCTGAGGTCATTCATCAGAACAGCGCCCCTTCCATCGCCTGCCTCTTCAACCGCTCCCATATCCGCATGATCTTAGGCCCCTGAGAGTGATCACCCTTTGCCCAGCGCCGCTTGCGCTTGTGAAGAATGGATCGGAGCCGCTTGGATGTGGTCGACCAGTGTTTGCCGCAGATCCATTCGTCATAGGTCTCGGCAGTGGTACGGCGGCAGAAAGGAATGCAGCATCGCGTGCGGTCACTCATGGCCGTTTCCCCGATCGAGGATGATCAGTTTCCCATCCATCCCGGCGGCTTTCACTCGATCGACCGCGCGCTGCCCGTAGCACACCAGAACTGAAGGCGCTCCGCCTGTGTGCCCGGGCCGTGCGCCAGTGGGAAGACAAAACTCTATGCGTCCTCTGAAGAAAAACACTGCATCCGCCCTGCCCCAAACCTGCGAATGAAATTCAGCCGTTTCGGTGCGGGCAAAGATCAATGCGATGCCGTCACCATGATCGGCACAGCGCGCTAGCCACTTGCCCACCTCTTGGTCATATGGCGGATTGCACCATACAAAGCCGTGCCATTCCTCGAACAGGCCTCCCATACCTCCAGCGGCATCAGGGCCAAGGTGGCAGGCCGCAGTGTCCCAAGGGCGGGGAGATCCGAAACACGGATCCAGATCAAATGGTCCCAGCGCCTTGACCAACTCTGAAGGCGTCAGCCAGACCTTTTCGCCCTGACCTCGCTTTTGATGAGATCCCATTGCCATCAGAACGCGATCCTTCCCTGCCCGTCATCCAGATCCCAGAAGCGGTTCACGGAGAGGTCACAGCCCACGGTCACGGAACCAATCTCCCCCATGCGCGCCTTGCCGATGATTATCTCAGCCTTCCCCTTCCATTGGTCGTATTCGCTTTCCCAATCCGCCCGGTCAGATGGATCGCTAGGCACTGTGCATCGTGGCGGGGTCAGGAAGTATTGGGGCCGAAACACGAAAAGCACATTGTCCGGCGCCATTTCGAGATCCCCGGAGCCGCGCAAGTGCGGCAGGCCAGGGCGGGCTTGTGGCCACTGATCCCATTTTTCCAGCTTGGCAAGCGTTCGGTCGACCTGAGCCAGCGCCAGCACATGACAATCCAGTTGCTTTGCCACCTGCTTCATATCATTTGCCACCTGAGACAGGCGAACTACCGCACTCTCACCCCTGCCCCGCACCAACTGGATGTAATCGATCACCAGAAGTTTGAGCTTCAGGCCACGCTGCTTCATCTTGCGGGCAACCTTCTTGCCCTCGGAAAGGATCGCTGGAACGTCGCGCACTTTTTCCGAAAACACCTCAATTGGCAGATCTTGCTGCTCTTTCGCGGTCTCGATCACCGTGCGGAACGACTGCTCTGACATGGCGCGGTCATAGGTGTTGTACGCCAAGCCAGATTCGATGCTGTTAACCCGCTTTGACAGATCCTGTTCCGGCATTTCCAAGGTCACGAACCCGACACCCTGCCCAGCCTTGGCGGCTGAGAATGCGATGTGGAGCGCCAACGCGGTTTTACCCATAGATGTGCTGCCCGCCAGAAGCGTGTAATGCTGAGCATTCAGGGAAATTTCGTCATCCAGCGTGCGAAGCCCCGTTACTACGCCGACGCGCCGGCCTTCCTTAATATCATGCATTTCCTCGATCATCAGCATTTGAGCCTGATTGAACGACATGGTGCGCGGCTCTGCTGATAGCTCCGCCCGCTCCATCATCATCAGCTCGACCTCTGCGGCCGCATCATCTGCGGCGCGACCGGTGCGCAGATCTTCTGCCAGTTGCTCAAACCGTCCTGCCAGTGTGCGGCGCTGATACATTTCAGCGAGATCAATGGCGTAGTCTTTGGCGGCGAATCCCGCCGTACTACCCGCGACCAGATTTAGCAGATACCGGGCCCCGCCCAGAGATTGCAGCGCTTCATTCGCAGCAAGGTCCGATGCCAGCGTGACCGGCGTAACCACATGATCGCGCTCGATGCGCGCAGCGATGTTTTTCCAGATCGCAGCGTGCGTATGCTCGAAAAAATGCTCCACACGGACAATCGCACTGACCTCGTGATAGCGGTCATTGTTGGACAGTACCGCCCCAAGCAATTGCTGTTCCAATTCAGGGGATTGAGTAGCTGCGGAAATAGCCGCCTGAGTGTTCATGACGCCCTCCGCATCTTGGCCAGCCAGTGCGCCGCAACGGCGTTAGGCTCACCGTTCTCCAGCATCGAGGGCGGGCAACGGCCATCAGCCAGCGCGGTTTTCTGTGCAGGCTTGAGATCATCCCAACGATAGGATTGCTCACCATCCTGGACGAACGGCTCCCACCCCGGTTGGCGCAACCATGGCAACGGCCCCTTGAGGTACTGCTGATCAGACACCGAACGGATGTAGGCGCGTGTCGCCGCATTGAGAGCCTGCGGGCTGATCTTTTGAGCCTTCGCGTGCTTCCCGGTGCAAGCCTGCGTGTAGACCTTCAGGCAGTCGGCCTTGCCCGTCTTGCGGAAATGGTTTGGCCAGATCTGTTTCCAGAATTCAGCGAACCCCTGCTCGATCTCATTCTGCAGCCGGTTCTTTGCCTTCACCCCCTCGGCATCTTCTGCCGTTTGGTTGTCTGCTGAGAAAAGATCATCATCCCCCTCTGGGGGTTTGGGGGTAATGGATGGTTCATGGATGGTTATAGGATGGTTTGGGTGAACGTGGTGCACGTCTTGGGGTGCAGGAGATTCACCCGTCAGGTGAACGTGGTGCACGGGTGCAGGAGATTCACCCGTCTCATCACGGGTTCCGGGGAGCGATTTTAGAACCGAAATCACCAAACGATACTCGTAGGTGTAACCATTCTTGCAGGGCTTGGTTCCTGTTTTCACCAACAGGCCGGATTGCTCGAAATCTTGCATCGCATTCTGCACGGATCGCTTAGACAATTCGGTGTCAGCCGCAATATGCGCCTTACTTGTCCAGATCCCGGAACCATCGTCACTGGCGCGGTCAGCAAGATACATCAGCACGATCTTTTTTGTAGCAGAGCCAACGCGCCTCTTTTGCGCGATCCCAGCGCATTCGTTACTCATCGCTCGAACTCCTTAGTTTTTGATTTTATGATTTTTTCAAGGCCGTACTTCCCCAGAAGGAAGCGGCCACGGCACACCGTGATCTCCTGACCCGGCAGCAGAAACGTGACGACTAACCCGGAGGCGCAGCAGCAGATCGCATAGCGTGTAGCCCCGTCAGGCAGTCGGAAATGGTACAGGCCCAGAAACTCTTCGTGGCGGATCCGGCTCACGAACTTGACCCCTCGGCTATCATCGCGGTTCAGCACTGCGGCGGTGACGCGACGGATCAGAACCCCCGGACAGATGCCTGGACAGCGCTCTAGGGCGCGTTGCATGGCGTGTGTGGGCTTCACGTGAACAGCCCCCCGACAGGAGCCGCTTGGAACCCATGCACCTGCGTTGCGCATGCCCAATCCCAGAGCGCCATGGCGTCGGCCTCGTCCAGCGTCTCAGGATACCACTTGAGGGATCGGCAGCGCTGCGCGACCAGCCGCTTAATGGCCTTTTTGGCCTCGGCTTTTCTGAGGGTTGGAAAATCGGCGGCTCGATAGGCTTTCCCGAGGAAGTGCTTTCGCACTGTGCTCTCATGGGAGGTGATGCACTTGACGCCGCGGTTGGCAGCACATCCCCGGATGCAGGCTACAAGCCCGATCAGGTAGGCATTGGCCTCTCGCCCACCAATGGGAGCCTCGATCACGATCAAATCCGGCTCGTTTTTGGCGATAAGGCCATGGGTCAGCTGCAGCACATTGGAAAACCGCTGTGCATCCAGTCGCTCCTTGTCCTCCTTGGAGAGACGCCCACCCCGGGGTGCCTCACCGAGGTTGACAGTCCATGCGCGGGGAGCTGCGCCGGGAGACCCGACGCAACATCCTGTGTTTGTGGCAACATCCATCGCGAGGATCTGCATCACGCGACCCAATTCAGTGCTGTGGTAGACCGAAGCCGCGCCTTTACGGACAATTGAGAGACGAACGCCTGTTCAGCCGACCGCTGCAACGAAGCCACGCGCCAGCCCCGCTCCAGTTGCTTCAACTGCTCAATCGCTGCTGCGTTTTGCGCGGGGTTGTCAGTGAGAAGCCCGCTCATGCCGCGTTATCCTCGCCGCCGAAATCAATGGGGGTTTCGGCATCAGGATCGAACGGCTCAACCGCATCCCCTTCGCCCATCGCGTCATCAACCTCGGCGTTGAACTCGGCGGTTTCAGCGTCTTCGGACTGCTCTTCTGCCGGAATTGTGGCCGGTTCGTTCTTGGGCTTCTTCTTGCCCGCAGGCTTGGCCTTCTTTGGCTTGTCCTGTTCTGGCTCCTCATTGGGGTTGGGAAGATCCATCGAACGTGTGCCCTGCCCTGACACATGGTCGCGCAGCATCGGCAGAACGGTTTCCAGCGACATGATGATATCCATCGCCTTCGCCTGCCCATTGGACTTTTCATTCACCTTGAGGATCTGCCGCGCCCATGAGAACGCCTTGCTATTCAGCGCCGTGGTGTCGAGGAGCTTGCCGATCTTCTGCCGCGTTTCGCCCGCAGAGGAGGCACGCTGGCTATCCTCTCGATTGAACTCCTCGGCCTTCCCAATGAGTTGATCGTGGGAAATGTCCGGCCCATCGTGTGCTGCTCGCACTTCCTTGCCTTCAGATGCCATGGTGGCCTCCTGATGTTTGACCACGGCACAGCGCCGTAGCCTTCGAAATTGTTGAGAAATTCGGAAAACCCGCGCAGACTGCCCCCATTGGAAATGGGAGATTAATATGCGGGGATTGATGATCGCAGCGGCTCTGGCCGTATGTGGAACAAGCGGCTCGGCTGGACTGGTGACAACCAACTGTTCGAAATGGGACGGTCTGCGTCTCACCGGCACCGCAAAAGACTTTTGCGAGTGCTCGATTGTAGGCACACCAATTGAGAAACTTCAGTGCTTTGACGACGCTTTGATCAGAGGGCTTAAACTGAGCCAGCACCACTGCACTCTCGAAGAAGAGTACGGTAAACTCTGGTGCAGTTGGTCGTCTGAAACACTGACTAAAGCGTTGCGTTGTAGAGGAATCGAGCCTCTTGGCAGGCTTAGCTGCTTTGAGAGCATCAGCAAAATCGAAGACTTGGCGTATTCTCAATCGCTGAAAAAGATCAGGAACATAGCAGCCACGCGCCTCGGCAGGCGTGCACTCGAACAGGTCCAATCTGAAATGACTGAACAAGACCGCTGAACTTTCGGCCAGCACCGGTCAAACCGTCGTACCGGCTGAATCCTCTGCGTCGTTAACAACGCCGAGATAGTCGTCAAAGCCTTCAACGAGGATACGAAGCCGTTCATGCTCGAACTTTCCCCCGTTCAAGAACCGAGTGAGGGCTGACGGACAGTCAAATAGTCGAACACTAAGTTTAGTTTTCTTCAGACCAGTCTTTTCCAAAACTTCCGGCAGGGCCTTCTTTGCCGCTTCGCGAATCGCATCTGCCGTGGGGGGTACTTCGAACTCTCGCCACATGGGGATTTCCTTGCCTGTTTACCCCATTCGTAGTTTCACAACTATCCTTTTGCAATAGTGGTGACACTATTGCGCAGCACATTTGCACCCCCACGGGTGCTAAATTCCTGTTATTGCTCACCAATAGTTTTCGGACTAAAATGCAGCTATGACAAAGCAACAGACACCAGCATCAGCCGAAACCCTGCACCAATGGGAGACCATTGAAGCAGCGCGGGTAGCCAAAAAGATCAAGAAAACCGAGCTATCCGAGGCAATCGATCGCCACGGGTCTTACTACTACCAAGCGGAGAAGTTTAAGTGGGCGATCCCACTTGAAGCTCTATCGGTGTGGGCAAAGATGCTGGATATCAACCCGTCCCAGCTATTCCTTGAGGGCGAGGAAAACCCTCGCGCGAAAATCATTGCTCTGATTGCTGGGGCTGATGATTCGAAACTACCGCAGGCACTTCGGGTTCTAGAAGCTGTGCTAGCAAGCTAACCGCCTCGGCTAGCCCCTCATCACCCTTCTTTCTATGGATCTGCCCGGCTGTCCGGAGCAGTTGAACCCGCTTTGGCATAACTTTTTCCTTGTAGTTTTTAAACTATTCCCACACTATCAAATGAACCCCCACGGGTGCAAAATTTGTAACAAGGAGAATTTGACGTGTCTACAACTTTGCAATCTATTGGTGCAGAGCTAGAGAAACTTGGTTTTTCTAAGTACGCAATAGGAAAGGGTTTTCACGGTAGTGAACCACAATTCACCTCCACCTTCCGTGAGGATTGGCAAAACCACTATTTCGAAAATGGATTTTTCAATCTCGATCCTTTGCCATTCTGCGCATTAGCTGGCACAGCACCCATTCGCTGGACCGAGATCAAGCGGCGCATGAGGAAGAGCCCGGTGATGAATGCCGCTGAAGACTATGGGATGAACGAGGGGTTTGCTTTCTCGCTCAATGGATATGTTGTCAGCTCAGTCCATGATGGAAGCCTTTCCAATGGTGACTTGCAATTCGTTCAGGAGAGCATCAGGCGACTGGCAATTAGCTCATCTGACATGATTGAACCTTTGACAAGTTCACAACAAGGATTGGTGGACTTGCTAGGTGTAGGCCTTCAGTACAACCAGATAGCCGATATATTGGGAATTTCAGTTGACGGAGTTAAGTCAGCCAAAAAGAGGCTATTTCAGAAATATGGAGCAAATTCTGATGCTCAACTTCTGCGGATACTTCGAAACGAGTGAGCATGTCATGCCTGTGTAAGATGGGCATTTCGGCAAGTATAGTTTCACCAGATACTCCACGCCACATGAGCAAGGAGTATTTTCATGAAGTCTTTCGCAGTCAGCTTCACCGAGGCGCTAACCATCGGGTCTGTATGGTCTGAATATTGGTCACTTCGGAAGGCTGAGTTTGTCGATCACAAGGGCTGGGATCTCCCCCACATAGAGGGTGTTGAGTTCGACTGGTACGATCGACCAGGTGCGCGCTGGATCATCGTGACGGATGATAATGGCCGTTGCATTGGTGGTTCTCGGCTACTACGAACCGATGCCCCAAGTTATGGCGGATGTAGTTACATGCTGAGGGATGCTCAGTTGGGTCTTATCTCAGGCATCCCAATCAGCATGCTTCCGCCGAACCTGCCGCTTGACCCTCAACTGTTTGAAGCAACGAGATTTTTTGTGGACAGATCTCTGCCGATGAAACAGCAGATGCATGTTCAGAGAGAAATCGTTACGCGCACAGCTTCGACCGCTGAAGAACTAGGCGGTCGAGAACTGATAGCTCTAATGCCCTCAAAAATATACAAAATATTCCGTCGCTTTGGCTTCGATGTACGTGAACACAGCGAGGTGGGGCTGATTGACAGTGTGCCCCATACAGTGGGCTGGCTATCAGTTTTCTAGTTTTACCACTATTTTAGGACTTGCAGCGATAGTTTTATAACTATAGTTTGGGTGTCATCAACAAGGTGACGCCCATGCCGGAACAACAGGCCAAATACCCAAATTATGCCTGTCGCGACTGCAAGGACACTGGACTGAAGTACGAAGGGAACGGGCACAGGATGGCCGGATACCCTTGGGCCGAGGGCCATGTGTCTGTGGCGTGCACCTGCAAGAAGGGACGAGAGCTGTCCGTACCAGACGACAGCGTGGCGAAGGAGCGGGCCGCTCAGGAAACGGCGGACCGCCTCATGCAGGAGCGAGACTATGGATGTGAAGACACCGATTATTGATCAGGCACGGGGCCTTGCGCAGTCAGATGACCCGATGACCCTTGGTCGTTTGTCGCAGGCGTTTGGTGATCTCAACGAGGACACCATTAAGGCGGATAACACAGCCCGGGTTCTGGGAATTTTGCTGGTGGCGCTGCTCGTTGCGGCGAGCCTCTTGCTCCTGCCGATGATCCTGCGCGCGTTCTTCGCCCTGTTTGACCTGATTTTCTACGCCCTGTCGTAGCCCCGAATTGGTGCGGGTGGCTTGACCAATTGAGCCTTGCGGAAGGCCCGCGCCCAACTCTCCCCCAGCGCTGAACGAACACTCCTCCCTCGGGAGGTGCCGGGGGAGCTTTGTCTGAACTCGCGCTGCATGCCCCTTCCCCTGTGGGGGCAGCCTCACTGTCCCGCGGCGCGCAACTGTCGGCAGGTGGCCTCAATCCACCACTCACGGTGCACTCACACCGCCACCTGCCGGCCCCTTTATCTGATGAGGACCACATGAAGCTTGAGAGCCTGACGATCCAACTGAGGCAGCCATTCTCGCCTCTGGGCCCGGATAACAAGTATGAGGCCAAACTGTCTGTGTCGTGGAACGAGACAAAGATGCAGGTCGCTCTGACCGAAGATGCCTGCCGCCGGATCCTTGAACTTGCAGGCGATGAGATTGCCGCCGCTGCACAGATCCAAATTTCCGATTTTGTCACCAACGCGCTGAGCGCAAGCCAGACGCCTGCTATCGAAGGAAAGGCAGAGCAATGAACTCCCTACAAACCAACGATCTCAACCATGTCGTTCGCCGCATCCCAAAAGACGTTCGCGCTCTCCTTTCAAAATATCACGGCACTCTCTTCTTGGGTGGTGGCTTTATCCGCGCAGTGATTGCCGGTGAAACCCCTAGCGACATTGACCTGTTCGGCGTCAGCAAAGATCACATCAAGAAGATGGCCGAAGAGCTTCAAGCTACTCGGGGAGGTAAAGAGAATTGCCTCCTGCACCACACAAAGAACGCGATCACAGTCATCTGCAATGGCCGCATGACCGTTCAATTCATCACTCGCTGGACCTACGCTGACTTGCAGGGAGTGGTCGCATCCTTTGATTTCACTGTCTGTCAGGCAGCAATCTGCCGTGATGGGGCGGAGAAACAAGCTCCATGGATTTCAATCGCATCGGAACGTTTCTACATCGATCTGTCGGCTCGTCGGCTGGTTTACACCCATCCTGTTCGTGACGAAGAGGCTGGCGGATCGATGATGCGCGCGATCAAATACATGAAGCGCGGCTACACCATGCAGATTGGCTCCTTGGCAGGAGTAATCGCGCGTCTCACCGCCAAGATCGATCAAAACAAACTGAGCCTTCAGGATGAACCGCAGGTTAAGCGCGTCTTGCACGGGCTTCTGGAAGAGGTTGACCCTTCCATTGTCGTTGATGGCTTGGAGGTTGTCGACGATCACGAAACGCCAAATGGTGATTTCGGCTTGGAGGATGCTGTCCTATGAGCATCGAGATCCGCACCATCGAAGACGGCGAAGTTGTCACCGAACCCGGCGCCTACCGGATGAGCATGGATTGGTATCACAGCCAAGACGTTTGCCCCGGCCCGTCCGTTTCCTCCACTGGTATCCGCAAGGCCGCGCTGGAAAGCCCGCACGCCTTCTGGAAGACGTTTGACGGAAACCCGAAGCGCTATCCAAAAAAAGACCCGGGCGACAGCTTGATCCTAGGCCGCGCCGCTCACAGCCTCCTGCTGGGTGACGAGGTATTTGACGAGCATTTCATCTATGTGCCGGCGGACGCCCCGCAGCGCCCGACTGCTACGCAGATCAAGGCCTTTGAACGGGATGGTGCATGGTCGGAAAGCGCGGCACCCCGTGCGGAGTTCTGGGATGCCTTCGACAAGAAGGCGGAGGGCCGCCTTATGCTCAAGGAAGAGCAGGTCCAAAAGATCTATTACATGGCTGAGAACCTACGCGCGGTCCCTGATGCGGTTGAGGTTCTTACTTCTGATCTGACCGAAATTTCAATGATCTGGCAGGACGAGGCAACCGGGCTTTGGATCAAAAGCCGCCCTGATTGCATCCCTTCCAACGGCTTTGACTTTGGCGATCTCAAGACGTTCTCACCCAAGTCGAAAGACCTGATCATATCGGCCCAGCGATCCACCACGGACTATGGCTACCCGATGCAAATGGCATTGGCGATCGAGGGAGCGGAGCGGGTCTTTGGAACCACGGCCAACCGCTGCGCTCTGGTGTTCTGCCAGACCACAGAACCGTTCGAAGTCATCCCGGAGGAGATCGATGAGGACAGCCTGTATTGGGCCCGCGTTCTCAACCGTAAAGGCATCGATCTAATCGCCCACGGACTTGAGACAGGTGAGTGGCCGGGCGTGGCCTCTCGCATCGTCAAATACAGCTACCCACCATCAATGCTGCACCGTTTCGCGGAAATGCAGCGCACCGGCGAACTGCCCAACATCTGAGGAAATGAGCATGAACGCACCAGCCACCCAAAGCCAGCAGCATCCGGTTGTCTCTTTCAAGCGTAGCCTTGATGCCGTGATTGAAAAGAAAGAGCTGGCGCTCCCCACAAACGTATCAACCGAAGCATTCAAGAACGCAGCAATCGTCGCGGTTCAGGATAACCCGCAGATCCTACTGTGCGACCAGCAGAGCGTGTTCAAGTCCATTCGGACCCTTGCCGCCGCTGGCCTCGTACCTGATGGCCGAGAAGCTGCTTTGGTTCCGTTCAATACCCGCGTTGACGGTCAGTATGTGAAGAAGTGCCAGGCAATGCCCATGGTCTTCGGACTGGTGAAGATGGCCCGGCGCTCCGGAGATGTGGCGGATATCCGCGCTCACATCGTCTACCAAAACGAAGTCGATAAGGGCCGGTTCAAATATGTCGTCGGTGATGAGGAAAAGCTTGAGCATGACCCCATCCTGTTTGGCGACAAAGGCGAAGCAGTTGGCGCTTATGCCATTGCCCGCCTAAAAGACGGTTCACTGATCCGCGAGTTTATGGACGCCACTGATATCGATCGGATCCGCCGTTCCGGTGCCAGCCAGCGCGTCAAGGGTGGCAAGGTCAGCGACACTCCTATTGGCATCTGGAAAGACCATGCCGGGGAGATGTGGAAAAAGACCGTGATCCGCCGCTTGTGTAAGCGTCTTGATCTGTCTGCGGAAGATATGCGCCGCATGATGGTTGATCAGGACCAAGCCGCTGCGATCAAGGATGTGACCCCGCAGGAAGAGCAGACCCCCAATCTGGCTCAAAAGTTGGCGGGATCCCCTGCCCCCGAAGAAGATCCCAACACCCTCGACGGCGAAATCCTCCCCGCCGACGAGGAGGCGGCCCCTGTCGAGCAGGAGAGCCAAGAGGGCGGTGGCACCCCGGAAAGATCGTTTGAATACGACGAGGGGGCCACCGCGTTCCGCCAAGGCAAGGGCGCAAGTGATTGTCCATATGAGGATGATGACCAGCAGCGCACGGATTGGCTAGCAGGCTGGAATGACGCCTACAACGAGGCCGATCAGGAAGGCGGTGAGGAATGATCACCTTCATCCTTCATGCCATCTCACTGGTGTTGTCTCTGATATCGCTCGTGGCCGCAGTAATACTTGGATCATGTGCCAATGAGGGCGACACAGCATCCAACCGCATAATCCTTGCCTTGGTCGCACTCACATTTGTGGCTGCGTATGTGTTGGGGGTGATCGCATGATTGTCCTCTGGAGCATCGCCTATCTGGTATCAGCGGGATTTGCCTTCGCAGGCTTCATGTATTTGTGGGGCGGCCATAACCGCCCTGCATCGATCCTTCTGGCCGTCGCTACCGCCGCTCTTTTCGTGGCCCACTACCTACGGGGGGCGGCATGACAGGATTTCTCACACCCGAAGAGGCCCGCGGCTACGACTGCCCCACTGCCCGCATCCATGGTGACGGGAAGAGCGGTAAGTGCCGCGCAGATCATTGCATCCTGTGGCGCTGGCTCCCCCTGCCTGCAGAACATCCTCTGTTCCAAAGTGCGGTCAAACGTGAGTGCGCTTGCCTAGCGCAGGCAGAGGCCAAGAAGAGCGGCAAGCCCGCGAAGAACTCTGATCACTACCTGAAAAAGGCTGTCGCAAACGTCGCCAAAAACCCGGCGGGCTTCGGCGTGCCGGATCACGACACCGGATGGTGCGGATTAGGGAGCAAGCCCGAATGAGCCAGCGAGGAATGTCAGACGAAACGTTGCTAGAGGCCCTTCACCTCAAAGATCACGAGGGGCTGAACAGAACGCAACTAGCCAACCGATTTGGAGTGACACGCGGATCGATGATCGGCGCGCTGAACCGGATCGAGAACGACACCAACGCCACTGATCCTGACGGAAATCAGAATGGCACGATGAAACCGAGGTGGTGGAAACGATGAACCACTATAACCCCAACCGCCTGTCCAAGGTACGCTCTGAGGCCATCATGCGCGCAGCAGAGGGATCACCCTGCACCCTGCGCATCGCCTCATTCATCCCCGGCAAGAAATGCTCCGGCCCTGAAACCACGGTCGCCTGCCACCTGCCTGTCTGGGGCAAGGGGGTCTCGACCAAGGTAACGGATATGGCCACGGCCTTTGGTTGCGCCACCTGTCACGCGATCCTTGATGGTGTCGATCAGGACGCCCGCAGGTATCTTGAGCATCACTACGAGAACGCGGTGCTTGAGCGCATGCTGCATGGCCTCACCGAAACCCATGCGCTCCTGATCCAGCGCGGCGTGATCACCATCCCCGACGCGCAGCTGATCTGATGGACCACGAGGAATTCAAGCGCCTTTGCCAAGCAAAGCAGCACCGAAAGCGCGCGGAGGACGTGGCACGAAATTCCTTCCTTGGACGCCATGGCCTCACAATCATCATCGTCACCGTAGCGTTCCTGACGTCAGCGGTGATCCTTTCCCTTATCGCGTGACCGGAGGCCAACATGGCAATGAAGTATCTCGAAAGTCTGACAGACGAAATCACAGACATACGAAACCGCCTATCCATGATTGATTTCGAGATCCCCTCGGAGCCAACGGATGACGAAGATACCGAGGCTTGGAGAGAGTACGGGCAAGCTCTCGCAGACAAACTCTCAGATATCGAAAACGACGTCACCAAAGCAGTCGACGAAATCGAGGCTTAATCAGGAGCTCCTCATGCCAGTTGAGCGCAAGAACTTTGTCGAGGGGCAGTCCCACCTCCAGCCCCCGGCCCGCCGCCTACCCAAAAAGACCGTCCTCGGGATCGCCCAGAGCCTCAGCATCCGCCGGAAGGACGCCAAGCCCCCCACCATAGATACCCCGCCGTGGGAGAAGGAGAAGACCGATGACTGAAATCCGTGATGAAGTTCTTGCAGTATTGAGCTCAGCCGAATGCGAAGGCTCCCATCTGCGCCTCACAGGTCAGCTGGATAGAAAACTATACACCGACACCAACAAGGTTTTGGAGGTCGCTGGCGGTAAATGGAACCGCAAGCACAAGGCCCACATCTTCCCAGAAGATGCTGCAGAAGCAATCGAGCCTTTGCTCCTGACTGGCCAATACGTCGACACCAAGAAGGATTTCCAGCAGTTCGATACCCCACCCGAACTGGTGTCCGAAGTGATGAACCTCGCCGGAAACCTAAAAGGTGAACGTGTTCTAGAGCCCTCTGCAGGGATCGGGCGACTATCCTCTGCCGCAAAGTCCGAAGGTGCTGTGGTCGATGCTGTTGAGATCGACGCTGAACGCGCCAAGCTGGCCCATGACTCCGGCCTTTCCACCATCACTGTTGGCGACTTTATGTCCGAGCAGATGGAAGCGGTGTATTCCCGCGTCATCATGAACCCACCCTTCTCCAAGGGTCAGGACATCGCGCATGTGCGCCGTGCCTATTCCTTCCTGAAGCCCGGCGGCAGATTGGTATCAATTATGTCTCCCGGCTGGACCTTCAGGAACGACCGGAAACACGCCGAGTTCCGAGAATGGGCAACAGCCATGCGCGCCGAAGTGCATCACGTCGCAGACGGAGCGTTTCAGAGCAGCGGAACCAATGTGCGCACACTGATCGTCGTCATCGACAAGCCGCAGGAGCAGACCGATGACAAATGAGAAAGCTACATGCCGAGGATGCGGACGCGTGATGATTGGCGAACCCTATTACACGGGGAAGCCTGCATGGATCATGGACCACAAACGGTACGGCCTGATCCGCGCTCCCTCCTGCCACTACGGAGGTCACGTCTGTTCTGAGGACTGTGACAGGCGCGCGTGTGGAGAACTCGAAGGGACAATGCCCGGATGCCGCCCAAAGGCGCGACTGATGGGCAACCTCTCGTCTGACATAGCAAAGAAGTGGGATGCGCTACGGCGGGAATATCCCGGAGCAAATCTGTGAGGTGTCTATCATGACTGACAAGCCGATCCTTTTCAGCACCCCCATGCTCGACGGTCTTCCCGACAAGGCTCTTTCTATTCGCCAGCCTTGGGCGTGGGCGATCATGAACGCCGGGAAGCGGGTAGAGAACCGTCCGCGCAGGTTTCATTATCGTGGTTCGATCTGCCTGCATGCTTCGAAGAGCATGGGGAGTAATGAAATCAGCTCATACCGTTGGTGCGCTCATGACGTCGCCGCTTGGCTAGCCACACGACCAGTCTCCACCAAAGAGGCCAAAATACCGCCTCCTTCAGTGGAGGAGCTTTGCCCAAATTATCAGGATCTCCCACGCGGTGGGATTGTTGGCACCGCCGAGATTGTCGGCTGCATCGATCACAGCGATGACCCGTGGTTTTTCGGCCCCTACGGCCTTGTGCTGGAAAACGTCAAGCCAATCGAGTTCATCCCCGTCAAGGGGGCGCTCGGTTTGTTCAATTGGAAGCGCAACATCGACAAAATGGAGAAGGCAGGATGAAAAGCGAAGATTGGATTGAACTTGATCCGAAAAACCTACCACCTTTCGGGCGCATGTTGGTTTGCAATGCCGTGCAGGCGTGGACTGTGGACATGGTTCACGCTGGGACGAAAGACGACTGGCGCGGGAGAGTTTTTGCATACACGGACGACAATCGCACCGCTTGCGACCTGTCACATTACATTCCCGTGACTATGCCTAAGAAGCGGACCACCACCCCGGAGGCACCCCAATGACCCAGACCAACACCGAAATTGAATGGCCGCGAGAAATCTGGATGGCGGAACGCGATGAACATGACCAAGGCGTGGTGCGCGCGGTTCTTTCGGAACACGCCACAGTTGCCCGATGGGAAGGCGATTCAGAACGAGACCGCGAGTTTCATCATTACATCGATGCCGACATCTACGTCAGCGCACAACGCTACCATGATACCAAGTTGGCAGCGATCACCGCCGAGCGCGACACCCTCGCCAAACAGGCCGAGGACTGCGCCCGCACCTGCGCGGAACAGGCCGACAGGATCAAAGCACTACAAGATCCACTCTCCGACGCAGTGAAGTGGGCGGATCGCTTCCTCTGGGCAGCTGAATGGGTTGACCCGGCCCGCGAAGCCCTCAAGGCTGAGCCAGCCCCTGGCCAAATCGAACGGGTTTCTCTTGCTGACCTTGAGGGGTACGGGACCAACAACGCCCCGCGCCAGAGCGTGCAGGAGGCGGCTAAGGTGCTGCTGGAATGGACCGGTGATTACATCCCGACAGTTCCAAAATTGGCAGCGATAAAGGCCCACCTCGCGCATGACAACAAAACTCAGCCTGTAGCCATTTCCGCCGCGTGGATAGCCGCGCTTCAGGCCATAGCACAGGAGGCGCAGGATTGAGTCATATGGAAGATTTCAGGTCTGAAGTCCAAGGAATGTGCGCTCTTCACTCAAAGTTGGCGCGAATGGATGGGTGCAAACTCGACAAAAAGGCAGCGCGGTACTCCGCTATGGCCGATTACTGCCTCCAAGCGGGCGCCCTATCCAAGCCTTTTTCGCGGAAGGTCGCCCTTTCCTTGATTTCAGAGGCTGTAGAGACAGCAATTATTGGCAGCCCTCTCCACATCCCAGGGGAGCCTTACAATAGACAAGCGTACAAGTGGATGGAGGCGCAGGAAGATGAGTGAAGCACCGAAACGCCTATGGGCCATGTGCTCAGCATGCGAAAACTGGGATGAGCCTATCGCAACGCCATTCAAGGTCGATCATTTCGAGCCATACGTCCACGCCGACCAGATCACCGCTCTGCAAGCCGAGAACGAGCGGCTGCGAGCAGCGGCAGAGCAAGCGGCCAGATATGCAGATGGCATTCGTGGCGCTGTAGAAACGAACCAAGTGGCTGACAAGGATGTGCGCGGCGTTGCAATTCAGATCCGTAACAATCTCCGCGCCGCCCTACAGCAGGAGACCTGACATGCCCAAGGACCACACCATGGAAGAGATCAGCCTGTTCGGCTCAGTTTCTTGGGCTGCTCTGCGGTGTGGTCTCTCGCGTGAAACCTTCAGGAAAAAGAGGCCGCAGTTGGAGACCGATGGTTTCCCAAGGCCCGACAAGATCACAGGCACCTATCTAAAAGCCGATGTTGATGCTTGGATAGAGCGTCGGCGTCAGGTGCCGGACAGGATCAATGAGGCACGAGCTGACACACCAGAAGAGGAGTTCAACTTTGACAGGATTTAAACCAGCGCTGTGGGACGGTACAGACCCACTGTATGCGCCAGGTATAAAATGGAATGTGGGGAAGAACCCCGCGATCCAGTACCCACAATGGAACCCGCCAGCCAAGTACAAGAAGGCTGGCTACGCATATGGGCCGGTGAAGCTAGATCCGCCGGGCCATAAGGATGACGAACACCAGCCCGCCCGTGCGCTGCGCTGCCGTGAGCTCACCAAGGAAATGCTTCGTTGGTATGAGGAGCAGGAAAAGCCCAAGGTAGACCCGTCGACATGGAAATACCTGATCGCGCGGTATCAAACCGATGAATATTCCCCATTCCACGATGTAAAGGAGAACACCCGCGAGGGTTATGTACAACACCTTCGGCTACTAGAGGATGTGATTGGTCACACGAAGATCTCTTCGATGACCTACGAGGCCATCAAGAAGCTTCAGAAGGCCATGCAGGCCAAGAAGCGCTCGATCTCCTACATCCACCGGTTTTTCAACACGATGCGTCGGGTTGCGAAATACGGCAAAGCGCTCAACATTCAATCCGCCCGCGAAGTGGCTGAAACCCTGAGTGAAATGCGCTTCCAGAACAGCCCCGCACGTCAGGTCGCCCCTACGCGCGATCAGGTCTACACGATCATTGAGGCGGCTGACGCAGAAGGCCTCAAGTCCTATGCCCTCGGTATCATGATCCAATATGAGTTCGCTCTACGGGCGGTGGATGTGCGCGGTCACTGGCTCAAGACAGACGAGTTGGAGGGCGGCATAATCCACAATGGCACCCGCTGGCAGGACGGCCTGACATGGGACATGATCGACAATGATCTTACCCGGATGGAAAAGCTGATCTCAAAAACGCGGAAGAGCCTCACTGAGCCCTACATCTTTGACCTCACCGGTATCCCCGAGATCCAAGCGCGCCTGAAAGAGTTGCGTCCGAAGGATGCAGTTGGCCCCGTGATCATCAACCCACACTCTGGTTTGCCATATACCATTTATGGTTGGTCACAGACTTGGGCACGGTTGCGGAAGAAGACGGGCATACCCGAAGAGATCCGAATGATGGATGTTAGGGCGGGCGCTGTCACTGAGGCCAAGAGCCTTGGCGCAGACCCCTACATGCTCCGCGATGCGGCTCAACATAAGGACGTGATGACCACCGATCGATACTCTCGCGCGCGGTCAGATTCAGCAAACAATGTGGTGAGGCTACGTCAGTCCCGAGGGTGATCAGAACCATCGGAGAACACCAGAGTTCTACACTAATACTACACCGATACGACACCAGAACACCGAGGCCGGATAAGGCACTGAATTTCAGCCATTTATCAGCCCGATAGTCGCCAAGCTAAACAGATTTCCAATATCTTAAGCGCCTTTGCAGGTGCCGCATTTTCAGACGCGCGTCCTCTGCCCCAAAGAGCAGAAAGAGCGCCGCAGCGCGACAGGTTCACTGCGGTTTTACAGCTGCCGTTACGTCATGTAAACGCTTGAAAACACGAAAAAAGCCGCGTTGTTTCCAACGCGGCTTTGACGAATACGACCGGGCAGCGATCAGAGCATCGCCATGCCACCGTTCACATGCAGCGTGGTGCCGGTCACGTAAGCGGCCTCTTGCGACGCCAGATAAAGCACGGCGGCGGCGATCTCTTTCGAATCCCCCATGCGGCCTGCCGGGATCTGGCTGAGGATCGCGTCTTTTTGGGTGTCGTTGAGCTTGTCGGTCATCGCGGTGGCAATGAAACCGGGCGCGACCGCGTTCACGGTGATGCCGCGATTTGCGACCTCATAGGCCAGCGATTTGGACATGCCGATCATACCGGCCTTGGAGGCGGCGTAGTTGCCCTGACCGGGGTTACCCGTGGCACCGACGATGGAGGAGATATTGACGATGCGGCCCCAGCGCGCCTTCATCATGCCGCGCAGCACGCCCCGGCACAGGCGCATGGTGGAGGTCAGGTTCACGTCCAGAACGCTCTGCCATTCCTCGTCCTTCATCCGCATGAAGAGGTTGTCCTTGGTGATGCCGGCGTTGTTGATCAGGATATCAACAGAGCCCATGACTTCGGCGGCTTGCTTGGGCAGCGCCTCAACGGCCTCGGCGTCGGAGAGGTTGCAGGTCACCACATGCGCCCGTTCGCCAAGCTCCTCGGCCAGCGCGTGCAGCGGGTCGGGCCGGGTGCCGGAAAGCGCAACAGTCGCCCCCGCTGCGTGGAGCGCGCGCGCAATGTCGCCGCCAATGCCACCGGATGCGCCTGTGATCAGCGCGTTCTTACCTGTCAGATCAAACAT